TAAACGCGGCAATCACCTCATTAAACAACTCACGCTGCAAACGATAACAATTACGAATCACATCGGTAGCCTGTAGTCGTTGCAATTGGACATAGCCACAGATCGCCGCAAAGAGATGGTTGCGCTGGCGGTTCGAGACCCGGATGGGGCGGCGACGTTGACGCTGTTGGACCCGTCGCAGACTCAGCGGTTGATTGCGACACTTCAGCAGGCGTTGACACTGTTGAATCCAGCATCGGGGACGGCGCATTGATAGGCTTTTTCATTTCAATATTCCCTCGGCAATTTCGAGTGCGGGCAGCCGGAACGGCAGGCGCGGTAGAGCTGCATCTTGAGCGGGTTGGCCGTGGCGAATCGTCGGTCGCGGGTTTGATGCTCCATGCACCGGTGCTTGAGAAGAGGGCCGATAACCGGACAATCCACGACTTGCGCCATCAATTCGCCTTCCACAAGGGTCTGCAATCGCGCGATATCGCCCTTGTAAACTCCCTTTAATGCTTGGCTGATCATGGCCGGGGATACCCCCAACTTGCGGGCGACGGCGACCTGCGTCGTCTCGGCGCAAGCTTTACGCAACGCGGTGATCCAGCTCGATTCCATCGTCGTCGGCTCCCCCGTGGTCGGTTCCCTCGTCATTGTTCCCGCCGGTGTCGGCACTTCTGTCATTGGTGCTTCCATCGCTGGCGGGCTCCCGTGGATAGGCCCGAACTCGGTCTTGATTGGGGTCATACACACCGTCCTGTCGGACGATGGGGCAATGTGGGCCGGTGTTGTCCACCAGTCGCCAGATGATGTGCCCGAGGCTTTTCCCGTTTTGCTTGGGCCGCTCGACGCGGAGATAACCCGCGCGCTGCAAGGCAAGCAGATACTTCTGGAGGTTGGCCTCGTTGATATCGGCGCCAACGGCGATCTCTGATGCACGAAACACTTTGAAGATCCGGATGGCGTTCCAGGCGCGTTGCCGCGCGACGGGGACACGATGGCTTTTGGTGAGGCTGCCAGTGAGCCGGGCCACGGGTTCACCGCCCCACCACAAAGAGCTTGGTGCCCCACCGGCTCAAGTCGATGACTTCCCATCGGCTGGCCTTGGCGCGGCGACGCGCGGCGGCGATATTGATGCTCAGGTAGCTGATCCGCCCCTTGGTCGCGGTGAACAGGGCATCCAGCCAGTCGTCGGCAATGGGGATATCGCTGAGGGTATCGGCGACCACGCGGGCGTCGTCCCGGTCCAGATCCGTGAATTTGACCCACTGAAAAACCCGGCGCGTGAGCTGCTCGCGCAACTTGATTTTTCGCTCGATTTTGTCCATGCCGACCATCACGATGGGCATCTTCGATTTGTCGTGAATCGAGCGCAGGGCTTCCAGCATCCGCAATGAAGTGCTGGCCCCCGGTAACAACAGATGATCCAGCTCGTCGACAAAGAGCGGCCGGTTCTGCGTACCCATGTGATCGATGATGTAGCACTCCAGATCGGCGGCGCGACCGCGCGGTTCGGCGCCGATTTCGGCGACGATGGCGCGGTACATGCTGCCCAGCGTCCAGGCGGGGGACGCCTCAACGTAGATGCCGTTGGTGGCATTGAGTAAATGCACCAGGGCGGTGGTTTTCCCCGCGCCGGTGGCGCCGTACAACAAGACCATTCCATCATCGCCGGGCGCGCGCTGTTCGACAGCGGCGTAGGCATCCAGCAAGCGCTGGATGTTCTTGACAGGGGCGATTCTCGGTTTCATAGTCAACACTCCTACTTAGGTATTACGGCTGCACAACGCCCGGCTTGGCGTCTGGTTCACGCGAAGCCGGGTTTTTCTTGCCCCCGATGACCGAAAGGCCATGGGTGGCATTCCATCCCCGCGTCCAACAGGCCGCGAGTTCGGGATCGGTATAGGGATTCGTGTCATCCCTGCGCGCCCGCGCGCCAACTTCCACGGCATGCAACATGGCGCCGGTATCCCAGCCGGTTTGCCACACCGCATCCAGGCCGCTGCGCCGTAGGGCTTTTTTGAAGGGATAGTCGGTGCGCTTTTTCCCCTCTCGCCAGGCGGCTTTCCCGGCTTCGAACCAGCTCATTACCCAGGTGTCCGTGCTCATTTCGTTCCCCTATGCGGTTTTTTGCCGTGCACCCTGAGCCTTGGCCAAGGTGGCTTTTTTCCAGGCACGGAAGCGTTCCGCTCCGTACCGCTCGCTCATCAAGTTCTCGAAAATGCGGGTGCTTTGGGTCTCTCGGTAGTACTCGGCCACGAAGGCGATGTCATCGTCATCCAGGGGCTGACCTTGGCCTAGTTCCTGATCGACCCGAGCGCGCATGGCCTCGTCCAGGGTGTCGAAGTCCCGGCGTTTCCCCACCGGCGTGGGCGCGGGCGGTTCGATGGCGGGCACCGTGGCGAAATCGCCCCAGGCGTCGCGGACGTTTTCGGGCGTGATTTCGCCGCCCGAGAGCGCGGTTTCACCCGCCAGGGCGGCGGCGGCGCCGTCCACGGCGGGGGTGGTGTACGGCTCGACAGCGGGCGGGAAAACCACCGCAGCGGCAGCCTCGCGCTGGGCCAACAACACCTCCAGCGCATCGCGGGTCGAAACGGTCTTGGCTTCGCGTCGCGCTTCGCGCTTCAGGCCGCGTATTTTCTGGAGTTGCGCGGTTTTGGCGGCGGCGGCCAGGGCTTTCCGGGACGTGCCGGTCAGTTCCGGGCATTCGGCGCTAGCGATAGCCCCGCCGCGCTCGTCGAAACAATGCACATAGGCGGCGTCTTCCGGGTCATACAGCACGCGCACCCGCTCACCGACAAACAAACCCAGCTCGGCGGCCATGTACTCGAAGTTATCGACGCGCACCCCGTAGGCTTTGGTGACCGTGCGCCAGCCGTCACCGCCCGGCGCTTCGAGCAACAGCAAGTCGAGGACGCGCGGATCGGGCAAGGCGCGCAGCGGGGCCGGCCAGGCGGCGATGCGCTGTTGCGGGGTTCGACCTTTCAGGCCGCGATGGGGGCGGTTGTGGTAGCCCGTGACCCAGCGGTCGCAAAAATCTTGCAGCGCGGGGGCAGTCAGGCCCGGCAGTTCGACGGTTCGGTCCTTGACGAATAGGCGGTCCGAGAACTGCTGGCGGGCGCGGAGGGCTTCGCGTTCAGCGACGTTGTGGCCGATATAGCCGGGCAGCAGTTCCAGCAAGTTATGGCTGAAGGAGCGGAAAAACCGCTCGATGAACGGCTTTTGCCAGGGACAGAACGGGGCGCTGATTTGGTGCTCGATGCCCAGGGCCTGAAAGATGCGGCGGATATGCTTGGACACGTAGTCCTGACCGTTATCGGTCTTGGCGATTTCCGGCACGCCCCAGTCCACCAAGGCGCGCTTCAAGACGTGCGCAATCGCCGCGGATCGGCTGGTTTTACTGACGTGGAGCTTGACGCGGCGGGTATAGAGGTCGATGACGCCGATGATGCTGTGCCGGCCGTCTTCAAGGAGGACATCGGCCGGCGTGGAGTCGAATTCCCAGGCTTGATTGGGGCGGATGATGCACTCGCTCATGTCGCCCCAGCCGATCATGTACTTATTTTTCCAGAGGTCTGGGTTGCTGAGGAGCGTGTACAGCTCGGCGTTTTCCTGCTTCCAACGCTTGATCCAGCGCCCCACGGCGCTGATGCCGGGCATGGGAATGGGGCCATCGCCGGCGATTTCGGCGGGGAGGGCGCTCCAGTCCAGGTCGTAGCGGGCTTTCAGCCATTCATGCGCGTGCTTGGCATGGGCGTGAGGGTATTCCAGCAGGAACGCGCGCAAGGCGGCGGCGAGTTGCGGATAAGTGTCAATGATCCCCGATCCGAGCCGGTTGCCGTAGCGCCCCGCGAGACGCGAAAGGCCGTAACCCTTGATTTGTCGAAACCATAGATAGACACTCGGGATGCTGACGGAGGGGAGGGCGGCGCGGGTGTCGGGGCTTGCTGCGAGTCGGCCGGCGTTGTAGTCCACCACGGCGGTTTCGACGTTGCCGCCGGCGCGCTTGGCGGTTTCGATCAGCGCGAGGATTTCGCGCTTGGCGTCCATGCGGACCTGCGCACGCCCGGTGATCAGCGCGGCCTTGGCGTCGCCTTCGGCCTTGCGGGCGATGTCGGTGGCGGCGGGCTGCACCGTTAACGCCGTCGAAACGGCGGCCGGGACGGGCGCTTGAGTCATGATTTCGCGCGATTCGGCGCGGAGCAACGCCTCTTGGGCGGGGAGCGGCAAGGAGGAAAAGTGGTATTCGAGGCCACCACCACGGCCTTGGCGGGGCCGGTTCTTATATTCTTTGCGTACGGCCATCTTGATGAATCCGGCCTTACTCATGCCTAATAAATCAGCGCACTCTTGGGCGCTAAACCAATCTTTAACAATCATCTGGGTATCTCTCTGGCCAAATTTGCTTCGGCAAAAGCCCCAACCGATGAGCAATAGCAGCTTCCATACGAGATGACCGGCTATGAACTACTTTCCTCACGGCTTGCCGGGTAACGCCCTCTTCTCGTGCGATCTTTGCGTACGAAGTACCATTGATTTCAAGCTGATGCTTGAGCCATATCGTACGATCAGGCGTCTTGTGAGGTGGTTTGTTGGTTGTCATGTCAACAATCATACGGCTAATTCGTACGAATTGCAAATATTCGGACGGAGTTTATAGATGGCGTCCGATAAGTTCACAGTTCCGCCTGACCGGCTACCCTTGAAACCAAGGGGAAACAAACAAAACATCAATCATAAACAACAACATACATTTCTATAAACTACCATGACAAACTATAAACCGAGTTTACAGAACAGTTCACAGTTTACAGAACAGTTTTCTGAGCGTTTGCTCCCGCTTATCGATGCGTACGAAAACGCAAGCGAGGTTGCTCGCGAGGTTGGCGTTGCCGAAGGGACGATCAGAAAATGGAAGAATGGGGCTTCGTTGCCGAAGATCCGGGATGCCGTTTTTCTGGCGAAAGCGTTAAACGTCAACCTGCTTTGGCTGGCGACTGGCGAAGGGCCGAAGCATCCTCAAACGCGAGGCAGCCCGGACTCTGTGCAAGAAAAATCAGCGGAATACGTCTGTGGACCGCAAAAAGGCTGGATCAGGAAGGCGGTGGAGGCGGTGGAGAGGATGAGGCCGGATGCGCCCGCTGACCGGAAGGCGGTCGCCGTGGAGCAGGTCTACGAACGGCTGGTGCAGACCGATGGCGCTGCGGATATGATCGAGGTAATGCGGATCATCCAGGCGGCCCTGGAGGGGTGATACTCCATATATATAAGGAGTGAAGCGCGGGGATATGCGTTCGCATGGTTTGATAATCGGCGGGCTGCTCGTCACCTTCTTCTAAAATCCATGTGAAACCGGCGAAAATCGCCCTCAGCTAACTCGCTGTTCGTGTTCATCCTTTTTTTTCCGCCTTCTTCCTTCTTTTATCAAACCATAAGATCCCCAACACTGATCCATTGCTGCCGCGATATGTTCGCCGGACTGGTGGCTATAGCGCGCCACCATCGACAGCGTTTTATGGCCGCTGATCCGTTGCACGGTCGGCAAGTCCACGCCGGATTGAACGAGGTGCGTAATCGCGGTATGCCGCAACGTCGTGTGGCGCGTGACTTCATTTGGATTCAAGCCGGCCGCCGCAACGACGCGCCGAAACGGCCGCTCAATCTCTATCCTGTGCCCGCTGGCGCTGTCCGCCGGGAACAGCCATGCGGTATCCAGCATCATCGCTCGCAGTTCTTCCAGGTACGTCGCCAATTCCGCCGTTATCGGCTGGTCTCTGGCGCCTGCCTTGGCTCTAGGGATATGGATTACCCGCCGTTCGAGGTCTACATGCTCCCAGCGAATCGTCAAGATTTCCGACCGCCGCATGGCGGTATGCAGGCCGATCAGGATGAACGGGTAAATTTCCCAGCAGGAATCCGACCGCGCTGCATCCAATAACAGAAAGGGACCCGGATTCTTGGACAGTAGGATAAGTGAAATCCTCCTTGGGTTTCAGGCTGCCAATTCGCGGGTGGCCTGATCGAAGTACACCGCATCCGGGGT